AACAGTAACTGTTTATTATCAGACCTAACGGGGTTTTGGGTACTGTTCACCGTACCGTGAAAATAGCTTGTTTTCAGCTTATTCGCTCTGCCCGAATTTTTCTGAATGGTTTTTATCAGCTTACCCATATACCACGCGTGGTAATACGCATTAGCCAATGTAGGTTGACCGATTGTAACTGACGGTTGTTTTGCGCTGTATGGATAATACGTCATTGATACAATTCGCTGTTTATGTTCGATATTATCTTCAAAAACGTGTACTGTATCACCCAACGCAATTTTATAAAAATCACCGTACTCGGCGAGTTTACTCAAGTCAACCACGTCACCTGTGATTGTCAGTTGAGGGCGGTCAAGTCTGAACTCGTTACCCTCACCCTTTAAGTCCCACTCACCAAACGCCTTTAGCTTTTCGGGGTCATCGTAATCGCTATAATCTCGGTACGCCTCACGAATACCATACTTTTCGATACCCTCTTTACTGTCAATGTACGGCTTACCGCCGTTTACAGACGAAATCGTCAAATCGTCCTTGCCGTACATATACAGTCTTGTTGTCAGTTCTTGCGTGTTTCTTTCGACAGAAAGACTTGTCATATTCTTCTTTATTGACATTCTCACGCCGTTATCTTTTCCGATACGCTCAACCACTGCAAATCGGTAATTATCATAGTATATTTCGCCCCTGCCGTAAGCCTCTATGACGTTTTGAATTACGTCATAAGTATTTATCTTATCAGTCGGGTAAAAGTCGATTTTAACACCGTCTGCGCCTATTCTCGTCATACCCATTTCTTTAAGTTCACTGTCGGGTATAAGCTCAAACTTTGTATCGGCTATTGCAAGTTTTATAACGTCATATGGGTCAACACCTATTGTTGATTTTGTCACGTCTGTATCGTTGCCGATTGTCGGCAAGTGATGATGAAGTGCGTCATCATAGAATATTCTGTTAGCCTTAACCGTCATAATTCTTGACCCACTGTAATTCTTTTTCACAAGCGTAATTCTGTACGCCTGTCCTTCAACGGATACTATACGATTTTCTTTTATAAGCTCCGCTTTTTCGTCTTTCATAGGGTACTTAAAAGAAACTGTGTGCGTTTCCTGCAATCCCTCAAACACCGCCACTTCATACGCCTTGTTAAGATACGCAAGGCAACCGCCTGTGAAGTCTGTTTCGTTCCATTCGTGTAATTTAAAAGCCATATTATTCACTCCATTTCATATTATCAAAATCTACGTCGTACAAAAATTTAGGCGTGTAATTTATCTGTACGACACCGCCACCTGTTACCGTTATCGTGTTATCTAATGCAGGAGCAAGTTCAAAAAACTCACCCTCTGCATATGCCATAAGGCTTGTATTTCCGCTATAAACTATTTCTTTTTCGCAGTCGATAACTATGTCACCTGTGTATTTAACAGTGATACTCTTACCGTTATTGCTTATGGTAAACGGACTTTTTGCACCCGTTACCGCTATAATCGGTTTGACGTGTACATCACCGATATTCGGTATGTTTTTGTATGTGCCGCTACCGTTCAATGTCAAATACTCGTCTTGACCTATTGGAATTTCGGTATCAAGTGAAATATCGGTGTCAAGGCAAGGTCCGTTCAGAGCGTCAAATATAAGCTCCGAGAACGGCTCCGCCCTATACGTCACTGACAAAACGGCTTTTCTGCCGTCGTGTTCGGGTGTATATGACACGCTGTCCATTACCCTTACATTCCATTTAACAAACGGCATATCGTTAAAAATAAGCGTGCCTTTGCCCTTAAACCAACGACTTATAGCGGTCAGCTTTTTGTTTAATTCTTCGGTACTGTCTGCACCGATGTTAAAATCAATCTGAAATTTTCGTGTATTGAAATATTCGTGACCCGATACGTCTGTAAAATCATATTCACCGTCTGTTTCGTCGGCACTTACGGTAAACTCCTTTACCTGTGGAAATACGGGACGGTCCTTTGTTCTGACCGTCACTCGCTTAAAATCCGTTGTATTTTTGCCGTTAAATTCAAAACCGTTACGCATATCTTTCCTCCTATAATCCTACGTATTTGTTCAATGCATCTTGTTTTTCTTCCGGTGTCATTTGCATGAAGTTATTTATGATCTTCCTGTTGTCGCTCATTGAATTGTTTTCAATTTTGAAACTATCGAATTTGTCAAGCATTCGACTTAGTAAACTTTCTATATTACCGCCTGTCGCCGAAACCTTATCGGTTATCGTTGCTACATATGCAGATATGTTGATGTCGGCATTTTGCAATCCTGTAAGAATGTTTTTCTTGCCGTCCTCCATTTGCTTGTATTCAGCCTCAAGACTTTCAATAGTGGCATTATTCTTTTTCTGTAGTTGGTACAATTCTTCATCACGTTGCAACTGTTTCATTTGTTCCTGCAACTCTTTGTACTTCTGTTGTCCCTTATCAGTAACTGAATTTGCGTACACATCAAGTTGTGCCTGCACCTCTGACATATCGGTTTTGCGATCTGCTACGTCCCAACTGTCACGAAGTTCTTGCTCTTGCTTTGAAAATTCGTCTTTGATATTTGAAATATAGTCTTGTTGCTTTTGGAGCAGTTCGTCAACCGCACTTGATTGCGACTTGTACAGTTCCATACTGTACTTGTTTGTGTCGTCAATAAATTCCTCAAAACTGATTTTACCCGCATTGTAAAACTCTTTTACTCGGTCAATTTTGCGTTTTAGAAAATCTTCCTCACTGTCACCGTACTTATCCCAATCATCATATGTACTTCTTAACTCCTGCCAAGCGTCTGCGTCCTTTTGCCATGCCGAATACTCGTCAGCATTCTTTTGAGCCACTGCGTCATAACGTTTTTCTTCAAGTGTCTGTTTTTCCTCGACGTATTTTTGATAATTAATAACGTCATTTGCATAAAATTCTTCAAGACGTTCCGCCTCTCTGTCGATACCCGCAATGTAGTCGTCTATCGACATATTGTGATACTTCTGCTGATGTTCAAGCCAACTGTCAGAGTAACTTTTCATATCGTCATAAAGCGTTTCGCCTGCGTCCGACACGTTGTCAACATAATCGTCCCAAGTGATTTTTGCGTCTTGTAAATCTTGATAATTTCTGTCTTTTATACGTTTGAAAGCGTCAAGCGGTGTGTCGCCGTTATCACCCCAATCGTTTATAGCGCTGTGTTTTTCAAGGTATGCCTTTGACTGTTCGTTGAACTCTTTCGTCTGTTTCTGCATAATAGAGAAAATTTGTTCCTCTATATCGGCAATATCCTTGTCGTTCGATTTGAATTTCTCTTGAAATTCTAACCACTTTTCAAGTTCTTGTGCAGTCGTTACTGCGTGCGTTTTTGTGTAATGCGTCCAATCGTCCTTGGCTGATGTAAACGCATCCGAATTGTCTTTTCCTGTTGCGTAATGCGGTATACCCATACCCGACATTATCGCCTTGGTTTGTGACGCTGTGTACACCTTTGCGCCCTTTGACAATGGCAACAACACGTCCTTGCCCTGTGGTATAAATGCACGTCCTTTGTCAACGATTAATTCTCGTGGGTCAGATATACCCTTTTCATCATTAACCATTGCCAAACCGCCCTCGAAGTTCTGCGTACCTTTTGCGACTTTCTTTTTGACGAACGTTCCCGTACTGCCAAAACGTGCCGCAGGAGCACTTTTATCGCTTAGTCCCTCTATGGACGAACCCTCAACAGAAACAGTATAATGAACCGTTGCAAATTTGTCTTCGGGTTGATAGCCGTCGGGTTCTGCACTGTCTTTTGTAAATGTAACATTTCCCTCTTTTGGTGGTGCTGTATAGTTGTCGGGTTCTGTGCTATCATTAGTCCATATGACTTTACCCGTTGCAGTGATTTCACCCAACTTATTACCATTCAAATCATTAATATCAAAACCGCCTGTATCAATATTAAATTTAATCTGAACTTCGTTATTTTTGACAAGTTCTTTTAATTTTTCATCAGCCGTATCTAATACAGAAATATCACCCTCGGCACTGACTTGTAATTGTACATTGCCTGCGTTATTTATTTCCTCGACAGCATTTTTTGCGTTCTCGATTGCAGACACATCACCGCTTGCGTCAATTTCAATATGTTTATCCTCAGGCAATAATCCCAAACTGTGCGCCAATGCGTCAACTTGCTCTGTGCTTAGTCCCAAATCGCCACCTAAACTTGATAGGTCTTTCACTAAACCACTTACATCACCCGACGCTACAGCCTGTTGAATATCAGAAAAACCGTTTTTCATTAATGCGGCTTTCGTGACTATTTCCTCTGACGTTAGTCCGATTTCTTTACCTTGTTTGACAAAATCATTTACAACAGCGTCTAATGCGTTATTATTAATTGCACCTTGTAGGTCTTGAAAACCGTTTTTAAACAGCGCTATTTGTGCGGCAATGTCTTGATTTTCAAACCCCAAATCAGTCATAGTTGATTTGATTTGTTTGCATACTAAATCTACAGCATTACCGCCGCTTTCAAAGACTTCCTGCATATCCTTAAAGCCGTTTAAATTCATAGCGTCCGTTGTTGCGACTTCTGCCATAGCTTGTAGTGATTCTCTGCCGTTCTTGGCTCGTTCGTCCATGCTTTCAATGTTATCACTTATTTCACGATACGCATTTGATACATTTTGTATTTCTTGTATTACTTCGTCTACATCACCGAATTTAAACGTACTTCCTGTAAATTTTTCATATGCCTTAGTAAAATCACTGTCTTTTAAACCATTTATAAATGATTGTCTTTCTAATGCCGCCGCCTTTATTCTCTCGGAACTTCCGTCTTTATATGCGGCGTTCATTTCATCAACTATTGCTTTATACTGCGTCTTGTAGTCTGTTGCTTGTTGCAACCACCCACGCATTTCTTCTTGTTGGTTTTTATAATCAGCACCATAAGAACTACCTTTTTGAAGTGCGTCGTACCCCTCTGAAACTGCTTTTTGTGCCTTTTTACCTGATGTTAAATCCAATGCGTCTTTGATTTCATTCGCACTGTCTTTGGCGTTTGAAACCGCCATTGCAAGTGCGGTGTCAAATTCGCCCGTATCAATCATTAATTTTATGGTATCATCATTTGTAGTCGCCTTGATTTCCTGCATAATATCATTTATGCGGTTCTTGGCGCTTTCAAGTTCTTCGGGATTTAATGTACCGCTGTTGATTGATTCGTTTAGTTTTTCGTATTCACTTCGCAGATTTTCCAAATGCGAAACTTGGTTGTCTGCGTCTTGCCACTGAGAATATAATTCCTTGTAGCTTTGACCCAATTTTGCGTTGTTTTCAATAGCCTCTGTAACGTGGTCGGCAACAACCTTATACCCTGCAACAACCGCCGCAGGCGCTAATACTGCACCGAATATCGGCGCTAATGCAGAAAATGAACTGCCTAACCCCGCAGTCGATACTTTTATCGCTGACGTTGCGTCTGCTATAATAGGCAATTTATCGCTGATTACTCCTAATCCCTCAACAAAATCGCCTGCACCCTTAATCACTCCGACACCGACTTTTGACAATGCACCTAAAGCAATGACCGTAGCGCCCGTATTAACTACAGTACGCTTTTGCTCGTCTGACATTTGCGACAAACCTTTTGCAAAATCGGCTACCGTGGTGCTTGCGTCTTTGATTGACGGCAACATTGTTTCGCCGATACCTCTTGCCGCCTCAATTATATTCTGTTTTGCAATCTGCATTTGTGATGCGGTTGTTTCGTTTTTGGCGTTAAATTCTTCTTGCAATGCCGTATTTTCTTGGTATGCGGTGTTTGAACGATTGACACTCTCTGTTACTAAATCATAACCGTTGACTAATGCCATCATAGCCTGTATATCCTGTGTATTGTTTATGCCTAAATCGTCTAACGCAACAGTTAGATTTTCGGCAGACTGCAAGCCTTTTAACAGTCCGTTAAATGCACCGGAGCTGTCAGTATTCCACTGCTCTTTAAATTCTTCCGCACTCTTACCGCTGTACTTTGCGAATGCTTTTAAACCTTCACCGCCGTTTGCAACCGCTTTTTCGATAGATAGCCACGTACGACCTATCGCACTACCGCCCATTTGTGCCTCAATTCCCAATGAGGACAATGCTGCGGAATAACCCAACACGTCCGCCGCTGACATTCGTACAGATGAACCGTATTTACCTATACGCAATGCCATTTCCGCGATTTCCGATTCAGTTGTGGCACTATTGTTACCCAAATCAACGATTGCACTGCCGATATTACGAATTTCGCCTTGACTTGTACCCATTACATTCATAAATCGGGCAAGTGTAGCCGCGCCTTCTTCGCCGACAAGGTTTGTGGCTGAACCCATTTGTGCCATTACTTCCGTAAAGTCGATAATGTTTTCTTGTGATATACCCAACTGACCGCCCGCCGCCGCAAGTTCGTTTAGTTCAGTCGTTGTTTGTGGTATCGCGCCCCTGCCGTCAATACCTGTTGTTGACAAATCAATAATGCCTTGCTTTATTTTTGATAACTGTTCCGGTGTAGCGTCAACCGTCTTTTTAACTCCGGCAAAACTATCCTCAAAATCTATTGCAAACTTCGCACTTGCGACACCGCCTGCGGCAAGAGCCGTTGATGCGTATTGTATCGGTTTTGTTATCGTGTCAATATTTTCGCCGACTTCTTTTATACCTTTTCCGGTATCTTTAAGCTGACTTGCAAGACCTTGATATGCACTTGTGCTTTCTCTTACACCTTTCACACCTTTTGTATTGCTTTGTGTTCGTTCCAATTCTTCGAGTTGTTGCGATACACCGCTTATTGTTGCCTCTAAATCCGATGCATCACCTCTTATTCTTACTACTAATTCCGCCGCGTCAGCCACTACAAATCACCTCACTACATTCCATAAAACATTTTTAAATACGGGTCGTTTCCTGTATAGACCTCTTCCGTATCATCTTCCAAATCGTCTATCATTTTAAACAAAACAAACGGATTTTGCTTTGATATTACATTCGGCAATAACCCTCTTTGCCTAAACCAATCTGCGTACAAAGTACGCAGTGGTTGGCTTTTTGAGGAATTACTGCCCTTTACTCGTTTTTTGTTGTCAACGCGTCTATATAGAATTTCCATAATTCAATACATAGTCTTGAATGTGTGCCTACATCAATGGCATCAATAATATCCTGCGTTGCGTCCGTTCCCTCGAACATATAGTCCACCGCCTCTCGGCAGATGTTTAACGGTCCGTTTTTATTTTCATCGTTATGTGCATCATTAATAATACACATTGCCTCAAAGTCGAACGGCTTTGAAACGTATTTTTTATTATCGTGTTTAAATGTTAATGTGTGTTGCATAATATTCCTCCTAATTCATTGCATACAAAAAGCACGCTATATGCGTGCTTGACATACATTTTTTATTGTGTTATAATTTAGATATAAGAGGAACGGTAAACAGCCGTTTCTAATACATTAGTTTATATTTAGTGTAGAAAATATTTTCTACCCAAATAACCGTCCTATTGCGTTAGGGCGGTTATTTCTTTAATATCCATACAATAAGCAAAATCAATACAAGTTGTATTGTGGTTTCACTCATAATATTTCCTTTCCGAAACAGAGCCGCCACCGCTCTCCATATATCAAGGCTTTTCAGCCTATTTTTATTCTACACTATACCTCATATAATGTCAAATTACGTTTATTTTACAGTGCTTTCTTTACAGGATAGTAGTTCATATCCTTAAACCAGTTTTCTTCAAGTTCTGTCTTTGTAACGCCCTCCGGCAAATCGCTTTCGTCAAAGTATGCGTAATAGTTGTTGTCAAAATCACGTTGTACGGCTGTGTATGTAGCCTTTGCAGTTTGCTTTTCCGGTGCACCACTTGACGCTTTAGTCTTACCGCCTACGTTTGACGCAAAGCTGTACGAACCCTTGTAATATCTTACATAACGGTATGAGCCGTCGGATTTCATAATTCTCCACGCAACACCGAAATAAACTGTTTTTGTATCGTTGCCGACCTCTACTACACCGTCTTTTTGTGTCAGTCCACGCCACATTGAATCAACTTCCGGTGGAATATCGGCATTTGTGATGTCGTGACCTAATTTTTCAATGTAGTTTGATGTTTCATACGCACCGTTATCGGCATCAAAAACATCACTGCCGCCTGCGTCTGTCGGTGCAATTTCGACAGTACCTCTTAAATTATACGGGTCACCATATGTTGCGCCCTCTGATGTGTCTGTTTTAACTGCGAAAAATGTGTACTTGTCCACACCTATTGTAGGTAGTGGTTTTCTTTTCTCTGTATTTGCCATAAATCAATCATTCCTTTCTACTACTTTCGTAAATCTCATTGTCCTATGTTTTATGCTTTTATCATCGGGATTTGGTACGTCCATTGTCATTTCGTGATAATATTCATTATCAGTCAACAATTTATATACCCTCTCCGACAATTCAAAACACGTTTGCGGATAATCGGCGTAAATATCAATCTGAACAGTCGTATCATTCGTAACAACCGTATTGTCATATGACATTGAGCCTTTGTCCGTTAGTGTGTAATATGCTATTGCAGGCAATTTATTAAAATTATCGGGATATGCAAAACATACACTTACACCGTCTATTTGTTTTAAAATATCCCGTAATTCCAAACCAATATCAAACACCGTACCCCTCCTTGAATTTTGCGATTATCTCGCTGATGTTATTTTTCAGTGCAGGGACGAGGAACGGCTTTGGTGCTTGACCCGACGTTGTGTAAAATCGACCGCCACTGTAATACGTCCAGTGCCTTTTTGACGTATGCGAAACAGATTTGTCGCCCTTTGAGCCTGTGCCGAATTCGACATAAATACCGTAATCGGCAGTCGGACCGATTGCAACACTGTCACCGTCCACTTGGCTTACGATACTGCCTTTTAATCGCCCTGTTGCAACAGGACAGTTTGCCACTGCGTGCGCTCTTACGACTTCACCCGCCATTGCCAAACCTCGCTGTATTTTATCGCCCGACGCATACTGTGTCAGCTTGTCAACAACGTTCTCTATCCCCTCGATTGAAAAATTCATTTCAGCCTACTCCTTTCGAGCATTGCTACCAAACCGCTGTCCCATTTCTGCACATATGTTATATCATATATGTCGCCGTCATATTCAACCCTGTTACCGACCTTTACGTCGTCTGACATATCGCAGAACATACGCATTTGACATTCTATATCCAAACCGTATTGCTCTCTTGCTCTGCCACCGCTGTACGGTTGTACATCGGCTTTGATTTCGGACAATACAGTCTTTTCGGTTTTACCTGTATAGTCGTCAATTTCATATTCTGCAATTATAACAGTTTTATCGTAAAAATCACTGAATACTGATGTCACTCGGAACACGCCCCTTTCGTTTACGGAACGGGTCAAGACGTTTATAATAGTTGCTGAAAATCTTGTCATTGTCGGTTTCGGCATATGTGACGGAACGTTCGCCCTCACTTCTGCTCTTGACTACTTCAGGACTTTTACTGTCCCCGTAACCTTTCGCCCTGTACATATCCGCCGCAATCTTCGGAACAAGGCTTTCAAGCTGACGTGGCAGTACATCAATATGACAATACGCCATAATCATATTAACCGTGTCCTCAATCAAAAAGGACAACAAGCTGTCTTGCTCGTCGTCCTTAATTCCCAACAACATTTTTAGTGTCCCCAACTGTTCCATATTATTCACCGCTTACAACGTCGGCACTGCCCGACTTTCTCGCTTTGC